CAGCTAAACCACCTACAGCTAACATTGCAGATTTCATAGCCAGTGGAAATTCTCTATTCACTCTATCCAGAAACCCTATAAAGTTATTATAGAGTGTTTTAAAGGCTTCTGCACCAATATCTTTTGAAGTGATCTTAACTTTAAGTGCGATATCTTTTACTGATGCTCTTTTATTGAAGATATCTTTAAATACACCAGTTACATATATTTGGAATAAAGTTAAGCTTTGTTTTGTTCTCTGATACATTCTATCTGTTTCATTAATCACGCCATTTACTGTATCTACCCAATAAGAGTGGCCAATTACTTTATCATAAATATCTTTAAAGTAGGCAATAGTAGATGTAGCAAAATGCCTTATTACAAGGTAAGTTTTCTCTAGACCAAGGGTTGCATGTACTGCAATAGCTGTAAATATAAGATCAACTTGATCCCTAAATTCAGTAAGCGGGGAGGAATCAAAAGTTCTGGCCATTGAACGCTTAGCAAAGTTTTCCAACAGTTTATTGCCCATAGACGACCCTAAATCTGTCTTAAGGGCATCCGCTGCATTTACTGTTAATCTGGCTAAATACATATCTGATTTAAACACTGCAACTTGCAATTGCTCTTTTAAATTACTTAAAGGTGCTTTAATACGTTTTACTAAATTTTCTGCTCCAGCTACTACACCATCCATGGTAGAAGTCCACCACGAATGCCCTACTACTTTATTATAGATATCTGCAAAATAATTTATCACACTTCTATTGAAATTACTAAGAGTGCCTGATACACTGGAGGCCATCTTACTTGCTTTAGATTGTATCTTTTCAAAGAAAGTATCTGGTGTAACTAATCCCACTAGGCTAGAAGCGAAAGATCTAAATATACCAATTATATTACTTAATTCTGTCTTAACATCTCGTATAGGTTGTTTAAAGCTAGTGCTCCAGAAATTTACAAGTATTTGAGCTATATGAACTATTAAATTACCTATCTCTTTAACAAATTCACTAAACCCCATAGACATTGCAAGAGGGGCTGCATTGACAGCATCTGTTAAAGCATTAAACAATTGGGTATAAGATTGTCCTGTTATATCTGCAAAGAGTCTTCCTAGATCCCATACCTTTCTTACTAATCCTGTAAATCCACGTGTAAGTTCTGTAATAGATTCTGATATAGCATCTACTCCACCTATCTTAAAATTGATAAGTGTATCAGGTATAGCACCTATAAATGTAGCAGCATTAGTTACTAATTGACGTATTCTACGAAGATTTTCAGATATTTGATTACCTATCCAGTTTGTATTTGCTTCTACACTTACTGCTAATTGTTCCAATGCTACTGCATAATTACGCAGACTATCTACAGAGAAAAACCGTTGCATTGTTTGTCTATCAAAACGACCAGTTGCCCAACTACGAGGGTCTAACCGTTGTAATGCCTTTACAGCTTTTTCAACCGGACTATCAAATGCAAATAGATCTGTCCAAAAATATTTACCTTGTAAGTATAACTTATGAAACATTCCGCCAAAAGCATCGTCTAACAATCTTAGACCTTCAAGTGCTTGTCCCTTAATCGTGGTAGTTAGTTCTACACTCGGCATAGCCCTAACAAGTTGATCACCTAAAGATGTTATAATAGACAAGATAGGTCTTGCTACAAGTAAAATATTATCAAGGCCAAGTTGAAACTTTGTAAGGAAGATAGAGGCATCTACACCTATAGTAGCAGAGGCACCTCTAATGGAGTTTGCCATATTAATAATAACAGTACTAATACCACCAGAGAGATTTAAACCTTCATCCAAGCCATGTATAAATTCAGATATTGCTTGACTTAATTGATTAGTACTTTGAGCCATGGTAGGTGTTAATACAGAAAATTCTTCAGCTATTTGAGCTGATTGATTTACCATAGCCTTAAACACAACATCACTTGTCAGCTTACCCTCCATTGCTATTTTTCGAAGCTGACCTAAACCTACACCTAATTCTTCTGCAATTGCTTGTGCAATACGTGGTGTTTGTTCCATTACAGAATTTAATTCCTCACCACGCAATGTGCCTGAGGATAAACCCTGACCTAATTGCACAATGGCTGCTCTCGCCGAGTCTGCAGTAGACCCTGAAATAGCAACTGCTTGTTGTACCGTAGTTGTGGCTAATAAAATCTGATCAACGGTAGCCCTGGTACCTTTTAAGGCCTTACCAAAAGTTGAAAAGGCCATAGCAGAATTGTCTATGGTACTTCTGGTATCATTGGATATCTTTAAAAGTTTTTCTTGGGCATATGCCAAATCAGCTGTTCTGCCAGTAACTAAAGCTATTTTATTACCTAAGTTTGTAAAAGTGTCTGCAACATTCTTTAAACTAGTATAAGCACCTACGATAGAGGCTGCAGATGCCAATCCAACAAGCATATGAGAGAATGTACTAGATACTTTATTAGCAGACTTATCAATACTCTTTAAGGTATCATTAACTTGTTTTAAGTCACGTTCAGCTGCTGCACTGTTCGATACTACATCAATTTTAACAGACATAACTTCTCCCGATTAAAAAGCCCTACCGACAACAAACCATGAGGTTAGCCATCAGTAGGGCTCTTTATGTTACGGTAGATATTCTACAATAGTTCCCTGGGGTTTCACATGAGGTTCACTCAGAACTGCCCTCTCTATGAAGTGTGCAGGTGCTTGTTTAGAACTCCCTGCATTTAATTCTCGTAAATAGTCCGCTTCATTTGTAATACTTACAGAACCCTTACTAGGAGTTACTTTCCAATGATCTCTAGCAAACCCAGTATCTACGGGCGTAGTATCTACTAATTTTTGTTTGATATTGTTAGTAGCGAGAAGTAAAGGTAATCGATGTTCTTTCAAAACCTTGTTATGTAACTTCCTAATTTCTAGATCAACACCGGTTACTTTTACTTTAATCATATTATTCTCATAGAGGAATTCTAGGTCCACCCACAGAGGATGCCAAGAACTGGTACATTCTAGAGTTAGCTATACTACCTATGGCAGCCTTATCCGGATTGTCCTGTTCGGCTTTCTTTGCTGCAGAAAGACTTGGGAAATATTTACGAGCATCTTTCGCCCCAAAAGTCTCCATAATTAAGGAAGTGCGATTATCCTCTCTCCATCCAACAGGTCTACTCTCAAAGAATGCATGCCACCCTAACAGTTCTGTGTATGACATATCTAATACTACTGATAGTGGTACACTTAAGGTATAGGCTAATTCGTAGAGGGCCATATCTTCAGGAGAGAGAATTATTTTCCCGCTTCTTTACCTTGTTCCCCAATGCCAGAGAAACGCATAATTTCAGTAGAAAGCTTGGATAACTCATCCATTGGGAAATTATTAAAATCTTGATCAGAGAGGTCACCTGCTCCATCTACTGAGGAGCGAATTACCGTTTTTAATACCTCAAAACCTTGGGCCTCATTAGTTTCAATAGTCTTTGCCTCTTGCTGAATCTGTAAGACTTCAGACACAGAGAGTTTACTAATTGAAACCTTTTCACCCATAAAGGGGACATCCTTGGTCATCTTCTTACCGATAAGACTCTTAAAACCACCTACAGTAGCACTAACCATCATTACTCTCCAGTAAATGCATTCTTATGTTGGAATTGGAAATCATCCACTTGTTTACGTAAGGTATGTAAATATGCAAGTGTTTTGAATACCTCTTGTGATTTCTCATGATTATCAGCAAATTCTGCTACCCTATCAAATGTCTTTCTGATACTTATATCGATACTTTTTCGCATATGCTTCGTAGTAGTACGAAGTACATATCCCTGACTAAATGGTTTATTCTCCACAATAATTCCTATGGTATTTAGATTAGAAGGGGCGTAGTTATCCAGGCTACTATCGTTTAAGTACTGTTAACCACTCAGTAACCCCCAAACTAATTCAATTAAATCGTAAACGGACCAAAGAAGGACGATTGCACTGTTAAGGTAAGAGTAGCCGTAGTTGTATCAGTAAGGCTAGGTGTTATCAGCATAGCTTCCATCTTACCGCGCCAGTACCAGCTGGAGTTCGGCACTGTACCAAGACCAGCACTAGTTTGTGAGTATTTTGTGGCAGAAGCCGCTTGTGTAGAGTCCGTGAGTAACAGTGTAAAACGCCAGGCAACAGTAGACTTTGCAGCTAACGTAGAACCTAATTTACCAGCAGGTAACCAATCATTAGGAATATAATTGATTGTAACTTCCAGGCTCGTCAAGTCAGCTTGACCTTGAATCTGTGAGGAAGTAGACGAACCATACACAGGCACATTAACCACGTTAGACGGCGTACCAATAGCCGGGAAACCACGTACATCCTTAATACGAGTAAAAGTACCTGCTGCACCTGTATCCGTTTCATTACCAGCAAAATACGCTGCCCAGGTCGTACCAACAGTATCACCCAAACCAGGTGTCGTATCTGTAGTATGATTGTGGAATGACAAAAACGAATACATTGCAGAACCGATTGCAGTTAAATGGGATGCAGCCATGTTTAAACTCCGTAGAAATTAAATGGGATTGAATAAGACGTGCAATATAAGCTTGGATTGTCTTTATCATTACGACCATTATCTAAGGTACTCGTACCAAATTGAGTTGAACCATTAGCGGTGGTTGTAAAATGTTTACCGGATAAGAAAGTATCAAGTGTATCAGCTATTGTAGCAGTTATAGAAGGACCACTACCCGCTTTTACAAAGATCTCAATAATTACCTGACCTGATACAGACTTCGGAGGATTAACGATATTATCATTACTTGCAAGAATAGACACTCTAATATAATTACCAGAAACAGATCCAACAAAATCGGAAGGAAACGTAGGTATACTATTAGCAATCCAGGCATTAGACTTGAAGACAGAGAAAATATCTCCTTGGAGAGAACTATATTTATTCATCAGCTCCCTCTTGCTAAATTAAGTGTAGTTAAGTATCCATCATCTTCATAGGGAG